GCACGTGCAAAGTCGATATACGTCAGACCGCTGCTAGTACCAGAACCGACCCATCGATGGTCTGCTCCGTTAATAGCGTTAACATTGCTTGCAGTTTGTCCAGAATTAGCTTTCGCTAAGATATTAGTCTCGACCGATTCCATCAACGCACGATGCTGGCGCGGCACGAAGGCAGCGATAACATCAGCAGCGTAGAAGCTATCACGCTTGAATTTCTCGGAGATTGCATGAGCAGAGTACTTGTAGTTATCGAAGGAGAAGGTAAAGTTACCAGTATCCATCGAGTTGTACTTGATTGCCTGTCCTTCAACGAAGTCGGCAGTTTCTGCTTCACCAATCGACGGGATATTAATCGTATAGCCATCTGGGAAGTCGGAGATAATACGGACAAACTTCATGGCGTTCAGCTCATCTAAGAGTAATTCTTTGATCTGTCGAGACCAAATATTAGTCCTAATGAGGAACTGTGTGTTGGCATCCATAAAGCCAGCCATTTAGTTCTCCTAATTAGTAGGCGTAGAAGTCTCCGTCCATGAAATCGGACCCTAGAGCTTCTGCGTCTTTGTGAAGTTGATATTGTGTTTTTGGGTCAGAATACAACTTAGGATTGGTCTTCTTCAGGTCTTGATAGAAGGACCAAGATCTTTTCTGAACTGTCGGTTTGAATTCCGAACGTTGTTCAGACCTGGGCGGAGCTTGGAATACATTTCTAGTCGGCTGATCTTCCATACCAAATAACCTATAAAAGGCTTTAGGCTGTGTAGCAGCTAAGTCGTTGACGTACTCTTTGCTGAGTCCTAATGCTTGTGATTGCTGATTGAGAATCTGGGTATAATTATCCCCAAACTTCTCTTGTAGTTTAACTTGAACCTGTGACAGGTTTTCTGACTGCGTCTTACGTAATTCAATCTCTTGAATCTTACGGGAGACTACAGACTCAATCTGGCTAGGGTCTAATGAGGAGGGCTTATTATCCTGGATGTTGGCTGGGTTGGTGCCTTGATCGGACTGTCTAGGTTCTCTAATCTGGTTAACTAGATCCTCTAGTTTAGCTCTGGTCGTACTTTCTCCGAAGAGTTTAAGGTACTGTTCTCGTTGTTCGTCTAAACGAGATTCTAATTCCTTAATGTAGTTATCCGACTCGACTTTGCCCTTTGCTAGGTCTTCTACTGTCTTGAACTTCTTTCCTTCGCCGACTAGCTCTGCGACGGGGTTCTTAGACTCCGTTGGTCCTGGAGTCTGGGTGAATAGGTCTGTCAATATCTTTTTCCTTAATCTGTTGGTCTAGATCAACGTACTTACGACATATTTCTAAGGCAGACCTGAATCCATTATTGAAAGCTTGTTTATAGGCCCAATTAGGATTATCAAACTGCTTTACTGATGTCTCATTACGGTCTAATGAGTTGATACGTCCATCATAGATAGTCTTTAGATCATCTAAGACCCATCGGACTCTCTTGATAGATTCTATATAGTTTAGTTTATCCTCATTGGTCTTGAGGTGCTGAATCCATTCTGGATACATTATAGTGTTCCTAACGTTCCTTGTGGAGTTGCATTAGCTGGAGGATTACGTTGTAATCCCATTGGTGGTCCTGAGGCTGTTGGTCCGCCTGTTGGACCCTGATCAAAGTCATGTCCCATGCCTGTAGCAGTCATGGTAGACTGATGTATCTGCTCTTCTAAAGCTTGTGCCATCTTCTGTCCTTCAGCTTGTTCAGCTAAAGCTACGAAAGGTTGGACAGCTTCATATTCAGTCAGATCAAATGATTCTTCGATAATCTGAGCAAGCTTAATACCAGAGAAGTGTGGCTGTACGACTGGCCATAGATTAGACCCAGTCAGTGAAGTCATGTTCTGGATTAGTTCTGCTTCTTCCGCGAAATGACGCGCAGCAACGGGCCGGATACGGCCAACGCCAGTGATATCATCCACAGAGAGAGTAGTGAAAGTATTATAGTTGAACTCGTCATCGAATACTGGTATTGTGGCTGTCTGAGACATATTACGTCTAGCTAGCTCTAACATAGCGTTTAGAAGAGGCTCTAACATATGTTCTTCGAACTGTTTGATCTTGTTCTGGAAGATACGTGAAGAAGCATTCTCTAGACGCTGGACTTCATACTTTGTCTTTTCACCAGGGGACCTGAATCCCATGGCTTCCTTAGGCGCACCAGCCATCTCCTCCATCAATTGCATGAGGTACTGAGACTCGGTATTAGCATTGAGGGCGTTGACATCTGGTACGACCAGTTCAACGTCACCATCTTCAGATACGAATATCTTCTCGCCTGGTTGCCAGGTAAAATCTTCGACAAAGCCTTTAATCTTCTGGACTGGATAAGTTATCAAGTCAAAGACGTCAGCCTTCATATTCTCTAGATGGTCTAATCGATATTGCATACCAATCAGATTGTCTAGAGGTCCCATACCCCAAAGGTTATCTTGCTTCATTCTCCATGCAACATGGTAGATTGGAGCTTGACCAAAGAAGCTAGGATTGGGTTTATCGTTGATAAGCTTATGCCTATCTACGACAGTTATAACTCGGTTCTCTTGGAACTCGTCATTGACGTAATCATAGTAGTCTCCGTAGAAAGTTAAGATTTCTACGAAGTCAGACATCAAGTATGCACGGAATGAGGTGAACCCATCCATCTGGTATAAGTGATCCCTTTGGATCCAGTCACCTTGGAAAGTCCTAGCTCTAAATCTAATCTCTTTGAGATATTCGTAGAGCTTCTCGTATTCTTCTTTATTGTCGTCATTAGACATCTCTTTTAGGAGTTTACGTAGTTTACCCATAGAGACGACAGATCGGATAATCTTAGGACTATCTACGAAACTATCGGCAGTAGGATTAAAGACCATATCCAGAGGACTAATCCTTAGAGCTCCTGGTCCTACATAACCTACTTTAGTCTGACCATCTTCTAATAACATACGATTATCAATCCACTTAGGCATTGCAAAACAATTACCCATTTGGACGTAGTCGTGTATGATCTTAGATAGCTCTTGCTTAAATGGAGTCTGAGTAATAACCCAAGCCATATAATTACTTATGGCTGTGGTCTTCATCAGAGTAGCATCTTTCTTATTGGCTCCTTCCCAGATAATGTCTCTCGACCTCTTAGGGAAGATAGTAGCCATATAATTAGCTATCAGGTTATCCATGATCTGACAAAGCTTCGGAATGGAAGTCTTATTCTTCCAAGGAAGCTGTGCATTAGTAGTCTGGGTAGTATCTGTCTGATAGACGTAACGTCTAATCTCTTCCCAGTCTGTCTTCTTATTCTGTCTTAAAGTCTCCCATTGTAGCCATTTCTCGGTTATACGAGTAGCTCTCTGATCAGGAGATATAACGTTTTGAAGTTCTAGGACTTCACCTGCGATTGCCATTAGCCTACGCCACCGAATCTAGAGTTGTAAATCATTGCTGGAACAGGGTCTTTTCTAAGTTTGAATACATTAAGTGGGGCTATTGCAAAGTCTACTGCAGAAGCCAGAGCATCTTTAACGTCGTCATGAGCAGGATTCTGTAGGACTAGTTCTTCTTCTAAGACCTGGCAGTTACCTCCTGGATAGTGCCACATCTGACCATTAGCATACTTAGGTTCTAAGATGGCCATAATACGCTCTTCTTTAGAACCTTGCTTAGCGCTAGGTCTGAACTCATCTACTGATAGACTGAGACCGAGAGGACGTATATAACTCTCTTTGAGGTCTTTAACTAAGACTATCTGAGCGACTGAGACTTCAGCTCTAATCTTCCTAAATCCCCACTTCTCATGAAGCTTAAGGATATGTTGGAAATACTCAGACATCTTATCAGTCTTAAACCTATCTATGTCTAAGACATAGTAGTTATGTAATCCATCAGCCCCTACGACTACGATAGATGTATGATCTGCCCTTCTACCTGTAGAATAGGCAAAGTCTACGGCAGCTACTACGTTTAACGGTTCTTTGTTGAAGAACCATTTCCCATCTCGACGATGGAGATAGTTGGGATCGTAGTATTGGAACTGTGATCTTTGGATAGGGGAAGAGTCAACGTCATTTGGGTCATTATAGTATTGAGCTCTAAAGTGGAGCCTGTTAAGGTACTGAGCTCTCTTCTCGGCCAAGGTCTTAATATCAAAACCGAACCATCTTCCATCCGATCTCTGTTGGCGTGGCCAAAGGAATTCCCCAGTACCATCACCAATGCTTTCGACAGCATGTTCTTTAAGTTCGAATAAAGGTTCGTGATGCTCAATCTCACCCCAATCATCATATATTTCTAGCTCCATAGAGATAAGATCTGCGTAAAGATCTAGTGGATGATATCGAGTGCCGACAACCCATTCACAAGATTCTACGCCTTCGATAGACGATAAGGCAGAGTATTGATCTTTAACCTTGGAACGTCCTTCTTCTGTGTAGGCGTTTCCTTGGACTACGACGTCGTCTAGTATTGCTATATCGCAATGCATACCCACAATGTTAGTAGTAAGACCTGCAGTAAAGATAGAAGGGTCTCGGATTGCTTCTGCAGCTCGACGAGGATCATCGACTGAGATTTCTCTTTCAGTCCATTTCTCTCGTTTAGCTTCTTCTTGATTGACCATTTCTGGCCACAGACGCCTATAGGCATCACAAGTCAGAATATCTTTAATAAACTTAAGCTGTTTAGTAGCCAGATTAGATGTAGAGGAGATGTATAAGATTCTGAGTGTAGGGTCTCTAGTCAAAGCCCAAGCAGCTCTATATCCAACTAAGGCAGACTTCATATGATCTCTAGGAAGCAATAGAAGCTGTTTACGACCTGCCTTAGGTCTAGTCCACCATCTAATTACTTCTCTATGAACATTACCTAACATCCTCTTAGGATGTACAGTGTTAATGAAGACCTCTAAGTCTGACTCCGCAGCCAGACGCTGTTCCTCTAAAGCACTCTTTGTAGGTCTTCCTTTTTTTGCCATTATAAGTATTGACCCCCAGTAGCCGTACTACCTGCAGTAGGACCTGGAAATGTGCTTCCATTAGATTGGACCACACCGTTAGAGGCTACGTTATATTTCTGCCCAGTCAAAGTACCTCCAGAAGATGTAAAGCTGGCAGCGTAAATAAGACCAAGGTTACTACAAAGAGCGAATATGCCGAAATTAATAGACCCTGTGAAAGTCACAGTAGTACCTTGCATAGCTATTTGACCTTGAGCCGTAGCATTGGCATGGGCTGAAGTAGGATTGCCTGTAATGGCATAAGCTACGTTAGCGTTGACAACTCCCAAGAAATCTGCTTGAATATGCACGCCTGCACAAGTAGAGAAGGTAATGCTTGATCCTAGGTTAATAATAGCTCCGCTAGTGGCATGTATACCTCCACCAGAAGTGGTAGTTGCTATAGTTCCATTTTGAACAGTAAAAGGTCCTGCACCAGTCGTTGAGGCATAAACAGCCGATCCGAAGGTAGGACTAGTTGGATTTAAAGTACTTGTCCCTAGGTCGATAGTCAGAAGACCTCCTCCAATCCATCCATGGTTCATAACAATAGGAGTGGTAATAGTCTGGCCAGATGCATATTGGACTGTGACGGCGTTATTATTAAAGTCTAGATTCTTATTGATTAAGCTATAAGCTGCAGTCCAAGTTTGGAATGCATTACCTGATCCTGAAGCTAATCCATCATTAGAATCACTACCATTGGTTTGGTCTACAAAGATTGTGAGAGAACCAGTCAATCTCCATCTAGGATTATAATCTTTTACTTTCCAGACGTTGTTATCGTTATAGACGAAGCACTGTTGTCCTGGATAAAGGTTAAAGGACGTAAGTCCATTTATAACCATTGTCTTAGCTCTGGCAGTATCTTCATTAACTACTAAGACAATAAAATTAGATGAATACCCTGAGGCTGCACTGAAGGTTAAGCTATAGAAAGCTCCACCTGCTAGTGCTATAGTGGATCCTCCGTCAGATGTTCCGACTGTGTAAGCGCCCGTTTTCGCAAGTCGTACGTTGTTCCATATTCCTCCGGGGAGACGGGCGTACGCAAGAGTACCACTAGATATATTAGTGGCAGAAGTAGTGTCAGTGTAAGCACTAGAAACAAACGAGCCTCCGGCTGCGTTTGTAAGAGATGAAGAAGTGATTCCACTTGCTAATGTAGTTCCTGCTAAAGACGCGGCTGGAAAGCCTGTCGTATTGGTTAAAGTACCTGATGTAGGTGTACCAAGAATAGGAGTTACAAGAGTTGGAGTATTAGCGAATACGTTAGCTCCTGTTCCTGTTTCATCAGTTAAAGCTGCAGCTAAGTTAGCCGATGTTGGAGTAGCTAAGAAAGTACCTACACCTGTACCAAGACCAGTGATTGAGCCTACAGCAGGGGTAATTGTATTAGTAGAGGCCGCAGTTATTAATCCCTTACCATTGACGGTAAAGGCTGGGGCTGCAGTAGCTGATCCAAAGGAACCAGTATTAGTGTTGACTGTCGCTAGAGTTGTCGCAAGAGAAGCTCCCGGAGTAGTAATATCCCCCGTAAGAGCTGGGACCGCTGCGGTCGGTAAGGTTGTTGTACCCTGTATTACGGTAGCTGAGGACCACGTCGCTAGTTGGCCTGATGTAGGCGTACCCGTATTTGAAACATTCCCGCCCCCTGATGGTGTCGCCCATGTAGCGTCTCCTCTCCAGAATGTAGATGAACTGGCAGATGTGCCAGAGTTTAAGTTAGCTACTGGTAAATTACCTGTAACACCGCCAGTACCAGATGTGGCAAGATTAATAGCGGGAACGTTACTAGAAGAAATAACAGATTCACCAGAGACAGCAGTTCCAGAAGTAGCATAATAGGCTATTTGTCCTGTAGTTCCTGAGTTAACAGTTCCTGAACCTCCTCCTCCACCAGTTACATTCTGAATGGCAGCATTAAGGTCTGTCAGACGAACTACGTCGTTAGGAGAGACCGGAGAGGGTAGATTGATGATCTTATTAGAGTTCATATCTAACTGGTTAGACATCGTATTAGGTGCCTGACCAGATCTAGATAGAACGTCTTCTAACAGAGGAACAAGTTCTGCAAAGTTGTTGTCAACTGCAGCAGTAATTGAGGAGATACTCTGACCTAGATTAGAGGTAGTCTCCGGGTTGAATATCTCGGCCATTTATTAAAAGTATTCCCACACGTAAATATAGCCAGCGCCTCCGGCTCCTCCAGTGCCTGGAGTAGATCCATTGGCACAAGAACCGGCTCCGCCGCCTCCTGCTCCTTGAGCTCCTGCTCCTCCATTTCCACCGGCTCCAGCGCTATTACCATAGCCACCTCCACCGCCAGAACCTGAATAGTATGCTATCGTAGGCGTGCTGCCTGTTCCGTTAGGAGTGCCTGAAGTTCCGCCTGCATTAGCAACGTTGTCGCCTAATTGAGCTCTTCCTCCGGCTCCGCCATTATTAGAGGCAGGACCTGAAGTAACTCCGCCACCTGCACCTCCGCCTCCGGCAGCGGTTAAAGATGCTCCACCAGCAGCGCTAGTACCGACAGCTAAGCCACCAGCACCACTTCCAGCGATACCATTTCCTAGTCCAGCACTACCGGCTGCGCCAGCCCCACCAGACATAGCAAACTGGCTAGAACCTGAGACTGCGGTAGGAACTCCTCCGTTACCTCCAGTAGATAGGGCAGTAATCTGACCACCGACACCTCCAGCCCCACCTAAGCCTAATCTAAAGGTTCCGAAAGAGGTGTTACCACCGTTCCCTCCTGTTCCTCCAATAGTACTTGTCGTAGCTGCTGCAGTACCTGCAGTTCCTGCTGCTCCTACTGTAGCAGTTACAGAAGCTCCTAAATCAGAGACTTTGAACCAGGCTTCAAATCTACCTGCTCCTCCTCCGCCTGCTCCCCCGCTACCGGCGCCAGCAAGCTGGGCTCCGCCCCCACCGCCTCCACCACCACCTGAGCCAACTATATAAATGAGTTTAGCTCCTGTAGTAGGAGTATAGGTGCCAGAGCTTGTAAAGGCTATTGCATTAGAAGGTTGAACTGGTGTGACTGTATTACCAGAACCATCAGTCAAGGTGACATAAGTGGCCCCATCCGGGGCATAGAGACCAGGGACTTTGGCCATTATTGACTACCGTTTCCATCTGTAATTGTAAGGTACGTAGACCCATCAGGAGCATAGATGCCTCCTAGTTTCTTAGTACCTGAAGTGTTGTGATTAGTTGATACTACTAGAGTGCCTAGCCCATTAGTCCAACATCCATATGTTGCATTATCTGGTGCTAGACGACCTGGATTAGCTTTAGCAGTCATTATTTCTTCTTAAATCCATCTGTAGCATAGTAAGCTACTACTTGTTTCTTAGTCCACTTCTTGCCAGAAGGAGATCTATACTTACCCTTGTCTGTACCAGAAGTTATCTTTGTAAAGGGCATCTACCTCTACATACCGTCGTTGTCTGCGTCACCGCCCATCATATGGCCACCAGTAGTTGCTCCGCCATCCATCTTAGTCGGAGCTTTAGACTGAGAGCCTTCGTGAGCCTTCTTTTCTTTACCCATCATATGTTCGTATGATTTAGACTTATTCAGGTCGTGCTTCATGTAGTGATTTCCTTTCTTCTAGGGTAAGGATTCCATCCTTAGAGGCCATTCTAAGCCTTATCTCCCATATAGAATTTCTTATTTCTGCTATTAAGTTTCTTATTTCAGCAAATCTATTATCATCATGACGTTCATGATAAGATAGTTTATTTGCTTGTTCTGTTCTAATCTTCTCTACTTCTGTGTAGACTAAACTATGAGCATTAGAAAATTGTCTGGCTATCCATATAGCTAGACCCCAAGTAGCTCCTAGGCTAGTTAGTAACATTGCTCCTAAAGATATGTATTGTGATTCCATGTTCCCCGTGTTAGTACCATCCGTTAACAACTTACGCTGGAATGATACAACACCAAACCGGCTTGATGTAAGCATCTATCACACTTTTTAGTACTTGTCAAGCATTATTTTACATAAAAATGAAAATATTTTACTTTATTTTCAATTATTTTAGTATATAGTTGAAATTTTATAGGAGACCAAGGATGGATAAATATATTCCAGTGACTTCTAAGTTACAGGAAAAGTGGCAGATTTTTAGAACTGCAATAATAGAAGCTACCAAAGATAAGGTTAAGAGTGAAATTCCAATTTCAGTATTATATGTATATTATATACCAGGAGCTGTAGAGGAATTGGACAAAGCTCTTAAACCTTATCCTTCGGAATCAGATGCTTCTTTCTCATTAGATATGAAAAACGAACTGTCTATTTACTTAAGGATTAAAGATGGAAAATGTTAAAGGAGACCAAGAATGACGTGGCTTGATGCTTTAGAATTAGCTGTGATGTTTTTATCATTAGCTATAGCAGCTTTCTGTTTAATTGTATTAGGGAAAACATAAATGACCAGTTTTCAAATAGTTGAACTAGGATTAATGATCTATATAGCACTAGCACAGACATGCCAGATGGCGGCTATGTTAGCCTTACCAAGACCTAGAATAGTCAGAATAGGGTAAAATGTATTATGGATAGTATAATACATGAAATACGATCTGAACAATTAAAACTTAATCAAACCTTTGCAGACTTGATACATGATTATGAAGATTTATATGAAAATGAACCTGAATTGATGCATGCAAAAGGTTTAATGAAGTATATTTGGAACCGCGGATACAAACTTTCTCCTATTACTGAGGAGGATTATGTGAGTGAAAAGGATAATACATAAATGCGCAAATATAAGGAATTTGCTTGATGATTAAAGTTCAGATGAAAGACATAGAAGACAATAGAACTGGTACTCCAGTATTCAAATACTGTAGGAAGCTTATCAAGGAAGGGACTGATCCTGAAGAGATCCTAGAAGTCTATGGACCAAGTATAGTCAACAAAGATCAAAATATCTTGTATTTACGTATGCCAGTAGGAATTGGAGCTAAATTAACGGTTGACCAAGATACTACTACGTTTGCATGGTATGATAACCCTTCAAATAGGCTAAAAAAGAACCAGGCCTCCCTCCAGGATTAGTTATTTTTATATGTCCGCTACCCTAGTAGCCAAGACTAATAAAATGAATCCTAGAGGATACCCTCTGTATAAATTTCTGTCCGATATTTATGAGACGGAATTCGGGCCTCTAAGGCCACCCCCGACCCCCTTGATACCCCTAGGCCAGGCCGGGAGGTCCCAAACTAATTAGATATGGCTAAGCAAACAACAAACAAACATCAAACTAATCAGATTAGTATGGGGCTAATAGCCCGCATCATAATGATACATGATGTACCATCGTGCTAATACATTCTATTAACAATACATATTGATCATCTAAGATATAACATGATGTAGCAGTATGATACAGAATGATAAACACGATGTATAATAGATATAAGAGTATATATAGATCATATAGATACATAATGATACATAGGACCGCCGACCTATCTTATCTATCTAGGTCTAAGTAGAGGATATCTGAATAGATATCCGGACGAGCGGAGCGAGGATGTATTATAGAAACCATAATACATTCTGTTGTATCCTACAACCAATACAACTTAGAGGCGACCCGACGTCGGAGTAACTTAAGGTTGTATTGGATGAGTCTAGGTTGCATGATTAGCGGCTGATACAGCCGGATAGCGGCTAATGGTCGCAATTGGGAGAAAAGCTAGGTTGTATAAGGGTTTAGGCTTGGTATACTATAACAAGATGGCTGATATGCGATTGACAACGCTCTTGTCTCATGCAATGTGAGAGTTGGTTAGCTGATATGGGGATGAAAGATGAGATATCCTTGGATGGTATATGCTATCTGCGAGTGGTCCACTGTCACTCGCGTTACCAACAGACTGCCGAAGGAAATGGCAGTGCAAGAGGCTGATGACTACAACGATCTAATCAGCCAGACACCTTACTTGTCTGTCATGCATACAGCCATTGCAGTGCCATTGCCTTGGATAGGGGAATAATCATGTCTTTCTGGTTCTTTATGGTCTGTGCATTCCTAGCCGGAATGCTGTATCAACACTATAGGATGTTCCAACCATGAACATGAATGACATATTCAATCTTCCGGTCGTCAGCATCATAGCTGCCTGTCCGGTCTGGTCGCTTGTTGTGGTCTGTGCATTGGTGACGTTGGATGTAGGCTTGTTGATTGCCTGCATCATGAGAGACAAGCAAGAAGATTGATTGTGAGTTTATGTGCATACGTTCCTGTCACACGGCCGCA